CGGCTCAGTTGGCTTTGTTTGGCTCCCATACACTCCTCGCACCGGCACGCTGGACATACCATCTGTCTGTCACTACCCGAGAATCGTCCACCGACTCGGCGGCAGCAATACCATCACGCTCGCTCTAGAAGACTCCAAGCTGGCGCCACGAGTCAGGTCCATGGATGAGTTTTTCGAGGGCGCCGGTGGCATTGACACGCCCAGCATCGTCATGTACATCGACCAGCCGCTCAACAACGGAGTGAACCCGGGAACGACCAACACCATCAAGATCACGTACGTCATGCGAGCCCGGTTCGGGGCGCTGTTCCGTATGGGACGTGCGCGTCGCGCGGGCATCGCTGGTGGCGTAATCGGTAAGACGCTTCGCGAGATTTGTCAGACTGGCGGCCTGCGAATGATGTCAGGGCCGGGCAACAACAACTGGCCCCTGCAGAGTGGCGCTGTCGCTTCACCGAATGACTGGACCCCGCCCGGGATCGTCACTCCCATTCGTGGAGCATTAATCAACCAGGACTCTAACTTCATTGCAACGGGGAGCGGCAATTTCCACCCCAGCGCGGTCACCATAGGCAATGCCGGATATCCCAACTTGATGATCCAACACTTCAACCGTGTTTATGGGTCTCCGGAGGACATTCCGTTCGGGCTCGGCTCTTCAGCGATCAGCGACGCCAAGATCTTCGCCAATCGCGGCCTCACCGACCCCAACTGGAACACATCCACTTACATCAACAAGACCGGCGCCAAGGTCGGGACATGGAGCCTGACTGTTGGTGGCCAGCTGAAGTCCGCGGATCTCCTTTTGAAACGCGTAGATTTCATTTCTAATGGACAGGCGTCATTCGTCATCCAATACTACATATCAGCCACATACGGAGTTACCATTGATGGGGCCATCAACGAGGCCAATTCCATTTCAACGTCCGCTGCGCAGGCTGGGTGGCGAACCTTCTTTGCTAGCCCGACAACCTACACGACCAACTTTGCCCAGCAGTACACGACCGGATTTCCGAACGTGAAGAGCGTGTTCTTCAGTGACACGGTAACCCCCATCACCGGGGCGTTGTCGTTGCCACCACTCAACGCGCCAAACATGGCCTTGCGAACGCAACTGTCCAACCAGGTGGCGAAGTTTGTCGACAAACAACTCGGCAATCAGTACATCAACCTCTTGAGCTGGGCTGGGTACTTGTACGTCAACTGGACGCCTCAGACGGCCTCTATCGTTGACATCGATGGATTCGTGTGCACTAGCGTGCAAGCCGCAAATCCCGCGGCCATCATCCCGATCACGACCGTCCCTGGTGCCACGTATGTGACAACCGCGACGAGAGCTGGTCTGGCGCACGGGGTCACGTTTCGCGGAGACAAACCCCGTGGAATGGGTGCGGAAGAATGGCGCAAGCTGAGGGCGCGAGTGGCCGACTTGCATTTGCATGCGGCTTACGCCCACATCGTCGACAAACTGATGATGTATGGATACTCCGAAGAGGAAGCGAACATTTATGCCGCTTGGAGCCTCCAGACCGAGTGCCTCATTGCCGGCAGATCCACCGTGCCAGAAGAGGATTATCCTGGGGTCGAGTTTGCGACAGCCGTCCCTCACTCCGGTGTGGGGGCTGTCGTTGCCGGCGCCGCGGCCTCTGCCATCGGGGGTGCATCATCGTTCATGGGAGATTGGTTCATCTCCAAACGAGACCAGAAGTTCTGGCTGGAGCGTGCCAAAGTGTCGAATGAGTACGCCACCGCTTTGCAGAACAACAAGCTAACGCGGGAACAGCAGAATGCTCTGGAGAAGATGCAGCTGCAACACGACCAGGCAACTGCGATGATCAACCAACAAGCCAATGGTCGATACACGCAAAATAAGTCGACCGCCATGAGCGCCAATGCTTCGACCCAAGTCGAGCACCACGCTCCCAGAGTCAATCCGGCGCCGAGAGGGATAGAGCAGGTCCCCAATGAACCGCCGGCCTACGACATGAACAGAGAGAAAATTGTGCACTACCAACAACGCACAACCGGGACCTCGCCGGACGACAGCTTATCCGACGAGAAGTTTGCCCACCAACGACCGCGCACGGTTAGTACCGCATCAACCACTGCCTCCGAGAAGGAGGCTCGCGATGCACCACGCGTGGAATGGGGCAGGCCGGTCGAGGCCCGCAACACGAATAGGACCACTGAGGCTTATAACACGTCCATCAGTCGTGCCCAACCACAGATAGACCACGAACCGGAAGCCGACGTCATATCGCGCTCCGACAACGGATCGATGCGCTCGACGGCGAGCTCTGCGAGCTCCCGCGTCTCCGTCTTGCATTAGCTGAGTGCGTTGCGCTCAGCCCAATTTCACCATGACAATGACTTATTGATTCATGGTCCACAGGTCACCCCACCCACAAGGTAAAGGGGGCCTTTTTGAATTTTAATTTTACATTTAACTTTTAGACAACGCCATTCGGCGCTTTTAGATTACTTCTTGAAAGACCGGGTGGTCTTTGGTTATTTTATTACTACTTTACTTATATC